CTAATTGTTTGAGATGATGTTGTTGGTGATAATCTTATCATACTTATATAACCTATTATGTTGAATATTGTTCAAAAAAAAAGAGGACTGTAAAAGTCCCCTTTCTATGTTTAAGAACCTACTCTGTTTAAGAGTTAGTACCTTCTGTAATAGTTATAGTACCAGATAACCCAGCAAAATCTGTTGAGTTAAATACTAATTGACCAGAAGTGTGTTTCATAAAATTAGCTGGAGTTGTTTCCATTCCAGTTAATGTTAATGTATAACCACTAAGGTCTCCCATTGCAGCACCAGTTACAACTGTACCTCCTGATACGTCAGCACCGTTTACTAAACCAACCATCATAAAGTTTCCATTGTAATCTTCAACAGCAACGTGTGGTCTTCCATAAGCCATTAACTTTAACTCTTTATTATCTGCTTTAGATAACTTCTTAAGTGTTAAGTTTAATGTTTGCTCATAAAATGTAGTTCCGTTTTCTCTTGAAGAATTTACTGTTTGTTCTAATGATGAATTACCTTTTAACTCATACTTACGAGCAGTTAATGCACCTGAAGCACCAGTAATATTAGTTATTTCGTCATCTGTAAGTGTTACAGTACCTAAATCTCCGAAGTCAACGAAATAAATGTTTTTTATTCCACCAACGACATCTTTACAAGGTTCTTTTCTTCCTAAAGTTAAATCACAAGCCATAATTTTTATTTTTTATATAAAAAAAGGGTGGTAGGCTCAAGGCTTACCTACCCTTTCTTAAGTTGAACAATCTATTTATTATGATGTAGCGTATAATACTACTTCAGTTCCAATTCCGTGCTGGATTCCAGCAGTAAATCTCATAACAACTCTCACATTTTGAGAACCGTCTAAGTCCGCCATATCAATCACTTTTACTTCGTTTTGGTCAGATAATAGACCTGTTCCAAAGAATAAGTTTGATTTTTGTGCTGCTACAGCATCATTATCAGATAATCCTGTTGCTAATGCAATTTGAATACCATCAAACTGAAGACCAGCACCACCGTTATACCACTGTGTACCTTTGTTGTCAGTACCTGCTGCTCCTAATCCTGAAGCACCAAATCCACCTAAAGCTCTAATGTAGTTTCTGTACATATTAGAAGGTAAGTAGATAGTCATATCTTCAGCACCATATACTGTAGATGGAATTGCGTCAGCAATTTTACCAAGCTCTGTAATAATGTTAGCTGCAGTTGAAGCAGTACCTGTTACGTCAACTACATCAGAATCAGCTCCTAAAGTAGTGATGAATCCATCAAACTGACCAGTAGTTCCGTTAGCACCTGTCCAGATGTTAGTTTCCATTCTTTGAGCTACTTTATCTGCAACGTGTGCAATTAAAAAGTCAGAAAAAGAAGATGGTAAGTTGTCAAATGCAGAATATCCCATTTGTGCAGCTTCCCAGTCGCTTCTAAAGTCTTTTTTACATAATTCTAAGTTTACTTGAAACTCTTCTGGTTGTAAGATTCTTTCAGTAAGAGTAAGTGTTGATGTGTCATCAAAATCACAAGTTGCGTTTTTAACGATGTCATTTGTTGCCACTTTTTTCATTACTTGTTTGTATTTAACATTAGGTACTACTGTAATATTACCTTCTGCTAAAGTTTTACCTGATAATAAAGCTGCAGAAATATATTTCCCAGCAAATTCACCAGCGTAAGTAGTAGTTATTGAAGTTGTTGTTGCCATTTTAAATTAATTTAATTATTAGTTATTGCGTTTAATACTCTATTGTAAGTAGTGTTTCTATTTGCGTTTGGAGAAAACCTAACACCTATTTTATCACTTACTTCGTTTTCTGGTGAATGAGAGATTGCTTCAGCAGGTTCATCAGCAGATAGTTCTTGTGGAACTTCTTCTTGAGCTTCGTCTTTAGCTTCTATCATACCTCTTAATTTCTCTACCATAGATTTAAGTTCTGAAACTTCATCTTTAGTAGCATATTCTACAGCAGGAGCTTCTTCTACTGGATTCTCCTCGTAGTTTTCCTCTTGTAGTTCGTCAGTAGGCTCTTCTGCAGAATAAGTTACTTCTTTAACTTCTGCTTTAGGAGCTACCTCTTTATTCTCCTTCTTAGCTTCTTGTTTTTTAGCTTTAGGAGCTTCGTCTTTTAACTCAACATCAGGAGTGTTTACTTCTTCTGAATTAGTTGATAAAAGAACATCTTTGATTTTTGTTACAATTTCACTTGCTTTCATAAGATACTTTTATTTATAATTATTACTGATTAAAATTTAATTGTTGTATTTTCAAACTTTACCAACTCCTTGAGCTTGAAGTGTTCCATCACAACATTTTGTAGAGTAAGTTCTTCCATCAGGACATAAACATCCTCTTGACGAACTCTTTGGTGAAGAGTTACTTACTGTTGCTTTTTTATTTCTTTTTATCATTTTATTGGAACACAATTAGGAACTTTTCTACCATTTTTATCTTTCATTCCTATCTGCTCATATCCTTCTGTGCAAGGAAGCTTTAAATTGTGTTCCTCACAAGGCATATACCACACATCTCCTTCGTACTCGTGTGTATGATACCCTGAACAACCTATGTCTTCAGCAGCTTTTTCTGCTTCTTCTTGCGTAGTATAAGCAGCTCTACCATCTATAATTGTTGATGATGCTTCTATTGCATCAAGCCCTTTTAATTTAGATGTTGTCCAAGTAAGCATTGATTTACCACCCCATAATAAATATGATATAGTTCCACAAGCTTCATTGTTACCTGGCTCATAATAAGCAGATGCTCTTGATAAATATGAGTATATGCGTTTAAGAGTAGATAACGTAAAGTTTTCTCCCTTTTCAAGCTGTCTAGCTCTAACCTTACCAACTTGAGTTGCACACTTATTGTTTACTTTTTCGTTTAAAGCAATACCTCTTTTAGCATTGTTCTTTGCAGATTGTGGATAACCTCCATAAGACTCAAGCTCTACTTCTTCTGTAAGAGCAGCTAGTACTTCTGCAAGTTCATATTCTGCGTTCAGTTCATCTAAACAATCAGAACAAGCATTTTCTTCTACACTCTCTTTAGGTCTTTCCATACCATCAGCAAAATAACCTTCAATAGAAAATCCTTTTACTTCTCCTTCTTTTACTGCTTTCCATACATCATCATTTAATACTTTCATAGAAACCATCCAAGTTCCTTTAGGAAGGTCAAATCCATAAGCAGCAGCTTTATCTTTCTTTGGGTCTTCTATTAACCAAGATTCTACAACTGACATATCAGATAATTCAAATGAATGTTCAAATGTAGAGTTTTGGTGTTTACTTTTAATAAAGAATAATTCAGATGCTTTTCTAACTGTATCCTCAGAGAAGTATATATAATAATCAGTATCTTCTTCGGTACCTTTTCTAAATATTTTCTTGTTAGGAATAAGTGCAGGACCCATAAGAATCCTTTGTTCTGCATCTACTTCTGCAAGTTTAACGTCTTTATGTTCTTTTAGTGCAATAAAGTCTTCTTCTATTGCTGGGTTTTCAACGACAGAGATAGCTTCAATACCACTAATCTCATTTTCTTCGTCTATAATAAGTTCTATTATTTTCTCCATATCTAAATAACCTTACTCGGTCTATTTTGTTTTATTATCCTATTGACGCACCTTCTATCGTACTACGTTCAAGTTCTTGTGCTGTTGATATATCAGATGCTACCACAAATGCTTTTATTGGTTTATCATCTTGCCCAGATATAGCTTGAGCTAATTGACTCTCTTGTGTAGCACCTACTACGTTGAATGCAGGAGCTTGTACACTAGGAGAAGAACCTCCACCAACACTTGATACACCAGGAACCAAATTAGCTATTTGATTTTTTGCAGCATCTCTTGCTTTTTTAATACTTGCTAAAGCAACACCTATCGAAGCACCAAAAGCAATAACACCTGCAGGACCTAGTGCAGACATAAAACTACCTAACGACATACTTGCTTTACCAAGCTCTTTGCTAGCTTCAAGACCTATAGATGTTACTGCATCTCCTGCTTGTTGTGCCTGAATACCTGCCATCATTAACTGTTGTTGAGCATAGAATCTAGCGTTCATTATTGTTTTAGCAATCATTAAAGTTTGCTCAATAGTAAACATATCTCTTTCTAGTTTTATCTTTTTCTTCTGTGTTTCTATTTCTTTAGACTCTATTGCATTAATTCTTTTTTCTTTTTCTGTTTGTGTTAATGTATCATTAGCTAAAACAACATCCCTTTCTCTGGCTAATCTGTCAAGCTGTGCCTGGTGATGTTCTTGCCTTAAATCATTTAAAGAATTTAACACACTTGCTGTTGAAGAAAAAGCTTGGTTGAGTATTCTTTCTTGCTCTCTTGACTCTCTTAACTCATTTTGCTGTGTTCTAATATAATCAGATATAAATTTTTGTGCATCTTTACCAGCTTGTTTATTTTTATCTAAAAACTGCTTATACAAATCATCTATAACATCTATTGATTCTTGAACTGATTCTTCAGCAAACTCTTTAAAATCTTCTAAATTACTTTCTCTTAAATCTTTAAGTTCTTCCAAATATATTGATTCGTAAAGAACTCTTAATTCATTTTTTTCATCAGCAGTATATTCCGTTTCATTTAATTCTTTTAGGTTTGCTTCTTTTTGAAGAGTTAATAGTTTTTCTGCATCATCTATTTGTAGTTGTAGCAATTCAGCAGATAGTTTTTTCTTTGTTTTTACAAAATCAGATTCTTTTTCTTTACCCTTGTCTAAAGTTTCTAGGTATTTTAAGAACTCTTCTCTTTGAACTTTTAATCTAGTTATGTTTGCTACAGTTTGATTTGCATCCTCAATTTTCCCACCTTTCATCTGTTCAAGGAGAAGTGCTTCAGCTTTTTGAATTTCAACGTTATTGTTTAAACCTTCATTGAGTTTGACTAATATGGAATATCTTTCATCTTGAGCTATGTTTGAATCTGTTAACATTTTAGCTTCTTTTATACCTGCTTTAATAAGCAAATCTCTTGAAAGTAAAAGAAATTCTTCAGTATCAAGAATAGCTTTTTGTCCTCTATTATATCTTCCGTTTTCTTTTTGTAGTTCTTCTAAGTAACCTAATTGGTCTTGAACTATAATGTTTTGAGCTTCTTGTAGTTCTACTTGTTCTCTTATAGCTTTAGTTTCTTCTTTAATTGCTTTTGTTACTTGATTTACTCCTTTACCTAGCTTTATTTTACCCTGTGCCATTGCATCTAGTAAAGCAATAAAAACTTGAAAAGCTAATATAATTCCTAAAGGACCAAAAAGCTCTCTTTTTAACATTTGCAAAGTTCTTGTTAACCTTCCAAATCCTTTTACGTTACTATCAACTTTACCTTGAAGAGTGATAAATAATGTTGATAATTGAGACAAGTTGTTTGCTATACCTCGAATACCATAAGGCATATCTGATATAGTACGACCAAGCTCTGTAAGTGTAGCTCCAGCAAGACCAGCATTAGTAGTCATACCTTCTCTACCACTTAATGTTTGATTAAATTGTTTATTAGCTAATGTTGCTTTTTTAAGCTCTGCATCAAACTTTTTAACAGAAGTTGTAACGCCATCTATTTTACGAATAGCACCTTTCTCTGTAAATTCTATAGAGAATATTATTTTATTTTCCTGCGTTGTAGCCATATCTATTGCGTTTAATGCTTTCTTTCATTTCCTTTAATGTAGTAGGAGACTTGTATCTTCCTTTTGCTACATCTATATTATAACTAACTCCGTAAAAGTTATCTGTCTTTAACGCTTCTATTAATACTCTTATCATTATTCGTCTGTTTGGTCTGATGTTATAATTCCACTATCTACATATATATCTGTTGCGTCTACTGTTAATGTTCCTTCTTCTGGAGGAGCTATTGGAGATGAATCAGCAACACAATCTGCATTGTAAACTAAATTGTCTTGACCACCCATATATCCGTGATTGTAACACTCATAACTTACAGTTCCAAAATCACCATTAACAGTTACTGTTATTGTACCAGAATAAAATATGTATGTTTTTCCATCAAGACCTGCTTTTGTTCCACCAACTGTTGTTCCTGTATAACTTATTCTGTCATCTTTACCAAAGTTGTGAAATGCAATAGGATGACTTGAAGGAACGTTATCTAATACGTAAGTACCTTGACCCATTTGATAAATACCATATTTATTGTCAAAATAATATATGTTTCCTGCTGAGGTTGTTTCTACACTAACATTAAATTCTCCTGATAAACAAGAGAATGATTTTATAGAATAATATCTTTGTAGCTCTAATTTAGAATCACCATTTACTAAATTAATATCTATTTTGCTTATACTGTAAGTTTTACCTGATACTCTTATTTTATCTGCTAATGAGAATTTAGATAAAAAAGCATTTGTTAAATTAGCTTTTAGATTTATAACTCTTGATTTTATATCAAATAAATGTGTTATGTAATTTTTATAATATAAGTTAAATAAGTTATTTACATTACTTGTTTCTCCTGTTTCATAAACTCTATATTCATCAACTTCCAAACCAAAATGATTACTTTGAGAGGTAGTTATATCTACTGAGTTTAGTGGTATAAAATAATTAGACAAAGTTACAGCTTGAGCTACAGTATTACCTGCTGTATTTCTTCCTGTATATGGAATTGTTGTTCCACCTGTAATTCTATGTGGATAAAACAATACAGGTTTTCCAATATGAGGATTGTATTTTTCTTCATAGAATGAAGCAGCAGAACCAATATTTTTATCACTACTTCCTCTTTTTATACTATATCCTACCTGAATACCTGTTAAGGTATCATCTTGAGAATTTCTTAACCTTTCAAACTTTAAGTGTGCAAAAGGTAGTTTTATTTCATATTTTTTCTCACCTCTTGATTCTGGAGCATCCCATCTTTCTCCACCCCACTCTAATCCAAACTCGTTTTTGTGTTGCTCTGCAAGTATTGCTTTTGTATCTTCATATTTAAATTCTATTTGGCTGTATGGTAAAACTCTTTCTACAGATGATGAAGAAATGTCTATTTTATCTGTAATATCTAATTCTGAGTTAGATAAAGAATAGTAAGCATCAAAAGTCATTACTCTTATTCTTTTTGTATTTGATTGACCAGTTGTATATCCACTACTTGTTTGTCCCTCTACAAAACACACTAGATTAAACATCTTAAACAAACCTGATAAAAACTCAACTATACTCATATCAGGCATATTTTTCCTCATTGAAAATTTACCTGTTCCAGCAACAATATTTATTTCCCCACCACCAATAACAATATTATCAATGTCATATCTGTCATCTGCTCCTCTTGTTACTATTGTTATTTGAAATCCATTGTCAAAGTCTATTGCAACGCCATCATTAGTAATGATTACAAATTCATACTCTCCATTCTGTTCTACATTAAAACTTGAGGTTCTAGTTCCAGTAGCACTACCAAACTGGTCAAATAACACACCGTTTCTTAAAACATTAATACTGTAAGATGAGCTAGTGTTTGTCGTTACTGTTTTTAACTTAAGTTCAATGTTGTCTATAATGTTTGAACCTGGAATATTATCTATTATAACTTTGTCACCAAAAGAACCTGTGCTTACCCCAGAAGAGCTTGTTACGGAAACATCATACTCAGTTGTCTGATAATTACCTTGAGTATCAGTTGCATAATAACTACCTATGTTTAAAGTATTTATTTTTGTTTCTTTTGGAGTGGTACTAAAAAGACTACTTTCTTCTACATCAGAATTTAACCACATATATAATTTATAATAATCTAAATTTGCAGAATTAAAGAAGTCATTAGAAAACTCAATATTAGTTGTTGTTGATGTTTTATTTATATGCTTTTCAATAGATTTTATTATTTCGTGTACTCTTATAGCTGGTTTTAAGTATTCAAATTTAAGACCGTTAGGTTTTGAGTTTTTAGGATATGTAGAAGGTAAGTTGCTACCGTCATAATATAAATTACCGTCAGAAAGAACACCATAAAAATTAGTGTTGCTTGAATAATACAGTCTTTCTGTAGTTGATATTAAAGGAACAACAATAGGTTGTGTGTAAAATAGTTTTGTTGTTATCACTCCAGACGAAGGTGCTGATGTGAAAGTTATGGTTCCATAAACATTACTATATGAATAGCTGTTTGAGTTCTGTTCAGAACCACCAACAAATACTTTAAAGTCAGACTTTGATTGTGGATAGGGGTTATAATCTATTAATTGAAATGTTTTTGTTATTCCATTACCATTCCCTATTGTTATAGCAACATCTTCAGTTATGTCTTTGCTTTCTGTTATATAATTATAAAAAGTATTTGAATCTCCAGAATCATAAGCTCTGTTAGTTATTTCAAAATTATCCAAAGAGTCTAGGTCTCTTAACTTAAGATTATTAAACAACTCTTTTAATGTTCTTAAATTTCCATAAAACGTAACTTTATACGTACTAGGTTTATTGTTTTTTATCTCTACACTATCAAGAGTAATATATCCTTCTCTAAAAGGTCTATCGTTAATTTCTATTCTTGCATCTTTTGCAGAACGAGCATCAAATCCTCCTTCTATAATATCATAATCGTAGAAATGCTTAAATAATAAATTGTTTCTTGCAGAAGCAGGGAGAGAAAAGTTTCTGCTAAAATCAGTAAATATTTTATCTGGACTACGAAAATCTTTTATAGAACTTACTAGGTTTATTGTTCCATCCTGAAAAACATCAACCTGTTCATTTCCTACATAAAGCTGTATTTTTTGGTTCATTATCTAATATTGTTGATTCCATCAAATGCGTATTCAAATTGAACTGTGTAATTTACAAGTTTGTCGTTTAATTGTGATTTATATGTAAAGTTACTGTCTTTTATATTTACAGGAACAGTTTTATTTTCTTCTCTTATCCAAACATCTTCTGATTGAAATAATTGTCTCATTACTTCATTGTATTCCTCTCTTAAGAATCCTGTGTTTAATGTAATTGATTTTTTAACACTTAAATCTTGAACTATACTTGTTGGGTTATATTGATTGTATAAAACAGCTGTTGATGATGATTTAATTGTGCTTGTTGTATAATTATCTCTTTTTGCAGCAAAAGAATCAGTTCTTTTTTTATTAAAATATAAATCTTGAACTGCACCAAATTTATTTATAAATGATATTTTGTAATTTATGTACTTAGAACAATCAAGAAAAACAGGATATACTGTTTCTATTGCACTCCCTGTTTGGCTATTATATGAAGAGGAAGATGTATTTGTAGACACTATTTCTATTTTACTTGCCTGGACCGTACTTGACACATAATTAATATAATCATTTGAATTTTCAGTTCCAGGTATCCCTGAGAATGTAGCAGGATTAGCTTTACTATCTGCTACTGATTCAATCCCAGAACTGTCTTTTGTGTAAAATATTACATTAGAGACTCCATTTGGTCCTTTATAAACTGGTATAAAGTATTCTATATTTGGTGGTATGTATAAATAACTATTAGTAAACATTTTAGATGTTGTGAGGGTTGAGTTTAACCCATCCTCAAAATAAGTATATCCCTTTGTTGCTAAACCATACTGTGTTGAAGTAGTAGGAGTTAAAAGGTCGCTATATTCATTTGTTTTTGTGTACTGCCACCAGCAAGTAGTTTTAATACTATTGTAATTATTATTAAACTCTACATCTATATAGTCTTGAACAAGCTCTCCTATTTCAAAACGTATTAAATTGTTTGAGTCAGGATTCTTTTTAGTTATTGTATATTGTGCCTGTGTAGGTATTTCGTTGAAACTTCCAGTCCAACAATATAATTTTAGTGTAGAGCTTGTTAGCGTTGCCATTGTTTATTGTTTATTATATAACTAAAATATATTTTTTAGTATTATAACTGAGGTCCACATAATTCAACATCATAAACTTGTCCTTCTGGAACAGGGTCAGAATAACTTGAAGAACGCCCTATTTTAAATACAATATTTGTTTCTGTTTTCAGGAATTGATTAGAGTTTGTAGTAAAATATTTATTTGACAATCTACCATCAGAATATAAATATACACCGTGACCAAAAGTACCTGTATAATAAACTGTATTAGGAAAAGTGTTTATTTGATTACAAGCATCAAGAGAATTTGAATTTACGTTTGCAGATATTCTAATTGATTTTATTGCGTCTGGTCTTTCTATTGTAGGTGGTGGAGGAGGATTTACAGCAGTATCACAATCAGTACAGTTGTCATATCTAACTAAATCTTCAATATTAATTACTGTTGTTGCACTTGCTGTAGTAGATTGCTCATAACATATACCATTATATTCAACTGTAGGAAACAAGCTACTCCATTGTGCAGCAGTTAAATTGTTTGTACTACCAAATACTATTGTTTGAGAAGCATCAGCACATTGTTTATAAGTTCTTCTATAAGCAAGACCAGTTACTGTAGGAGCTGTTGAACCTGAAATACAGGTTGTACAATCATTAAACTCTGACCAAAACAACTCTTGAAGAGACAAGGCATTAGGGCTATAAGCTAATATATTACCCTCGTCATTGTGGAAGGTATAAACTTTGTGTCTACAAGTTTGCGTATTTGAACCTGCTCTTAACACATTAGGTAAAGCAGAGTTAGAAACAATATATGTTAATGTACCTCCTGTACTTCCACATAATCTATACGCACCGTAATACAAATTAGGGTCAACTATTACTTCTTCCTCTACAGTAATATCTCCAACACAAGTCTCACATTTTCCGTATGGTTGTAATCTTTCAATATCTGACGTAGAAAGAGTAAAATAACCAGAAGGCAAAGTGTAGCTGTCAGCATATATTTCTATAATTTCATAACAACCAGCTCCTCCTGCTTGACCAAAATCTTTAAAGCTTAATACATTTCCTAATTGATATTCAAAATTATCAAATAATATATATTCTAATCTACCAGCATTGGTTTGATTTGCACATCTTTTAACAGCAACTTTTTGTATACTTGTTGTAGGTTGACTTACTGGTGGACCTGCACAACCATAGTTTATACAAGGACCTGGTATTCCACTTGCTTCTATATATCTAAAGTTATTGTTTGTCCCACTTGTACTATCGGAATAACTACCTGGAGATAAAGCACCTGTTCCATCTGGATTAGCATAAAATTGACTACCAACACAAAAAGCTGTTACAGCATTTCTGTCGCCATAAATAGTAACGCTTGAACCTGTACACGCTGTATTACTTGCTTCACTTGTTGATGCGAACTTTAATGAAAAACTAGGTCTTGTTTGCCAAGTTATGCTTTTAAATGTATCAGCTCTTTGATTTGTAACACCAGTTCCACTAACTTTACAGTTATAAAATACTACACCAGCACTTGTTTGTGTTTCTCCACCACCACCAACTTCATTTATAACTAATGTCGATGATGTTTCACCACTAATGTTACTCATATTACTTGCACCTGACGAACTACCTTTTTCCCATTGATAAGTTGGGTTAGTTATATTTTGTGCAACTGCTGTTAACTCAGTTCTTTGTGACACAAAAGCAAATCCTTGATTATTACCATCGCTAGTTGACATATTAATAGTCACTCTTGGTGCTGCTGTAATAGTTGTTGTTGGACCAGAATCAGTACCACAAACAAATATTCTTGATACATATCCTGGAGGATAACTTAATACTAAAATATAATGACTTTGTGGGTTGTCATTAGCATCATATAATATAATATTATGCCATTTGTCAACACCGCCAAATACACTTGATAAGTTGTTACTAGAATCTTTCTGTGTATATAAAGCATTTCCTTCGGTTATAGAACCATTATAATATACCTCTGTATCTGCGTTTAACTCACAAGCAGCATTTCCTCCTGGTCCAGGAACTGATACTGATGTTGATGATATTACAGCGGTATTAGGTACTGTTGTTGATTCTTCCACATCACCAACTGATGTAGATGAAGCACATTCAACATAAGCACTAATTCTTCCATCAGCTACTTCTCCAATTATTCCATTATTGTTAGAACCTATTTTATAATATTTACCATCACTAGCATAAGGAGTTTCTAGTGACTGGTCACTAAACAAAGTTACACCATTACCAATAGCAGATTGTCCACTAAGAAGAACAAAATATGCTGTATCTGTTGCCGTGTCAGCACAAGCTAATATGTCACTAGTTTTACCTGTAGTAGAAACTAAAACTGTACTTGGTGTTACTTGAGAGACTTCATCATATATTTTTACAGAAGTAGATATTGCTGGACTAACATCATCTAATGTTAATGTAAATGTTTCAAAGGGTTGTTCGTTTGTTGTATCTTTTACTGCTACAAATTCTTCTTGTGCTACATTTTCAAATATTTGAAACGAACCTGTTAAACCATTTCTTTCTAAATCATTTGCAGATACTCCTGTTATAGTAAAAGGAACAGTTGAATTATCAGGCACATTTTCCGTTGTAAGAGTTATAGTAAATGCACTTCCTTCTGTTGCTGACGCTACGCTTGGAGTCAAGATATACGTATCGTTAAGGCTAAGAGTACCTGATAGTGTTGAGGTTAGAGCAACATTAGCAGAACCTATAGTTCCACTAAAGCTTGATGTTGATGCTGCAAGAGCTGGACTTGCTGTATATCCTGTTGCTACAGTTAAAGCTATATCAAAAGTATATGAGTCTCCTGTGACACCTGTAACACTATATTTAGTTTCTTCCTCTTTTATTAAAGTTTCTACTGTTGAACTAATGTTGGTTGCATTTTTTGTTACTGTACCTGAATAACCAGCAGAAGAAAAAGAAGGAAGTATATCGTTAGTAATTGTTAATTCTACTGTGTATTGAGTTGCTGTAGCGAAATTAACTTTAAAAGGAGTAGATGTCTTTGTAGTTCCGTCAGGAGCTGTAGCACTTACAGTATATGAAAATTCTTGTTGAGCTGCTCCTCCTCCTTGAGTTTGTGTAAATATAATATCTTGACTTGTTCCAGATGAAGCACCTCCAGACCAAGTATAAACACCACCAGATGGAACAAAGTTAATTGGTTTTGCTCTAAGAGTTATGTTTGCTCCAAAAGTCCCAACACCTGGACTATTTCTTTCTGTACCATCTGCGTTTACCTGTACTATGTTTATTAGTAATTCTTGTTCAGGTGTTCCTTCTGTACCTGTTGCAGTTATAAAATAAGGACTTCTACTGTTAATTTTTTGTGTTGCCATTTATCTGGTCATTTATATCTTTTAAGTAACTCTGTTCTATATCTTTTGTTATTGATGGGACAATTGAATTTATTGTCTCCCAAAAGAAGTTTGTTCCTTGAATACCTTCGTCACCTATTTTCTTTGCTATTACCCAAGCTAGTGTTCTATTTCCCTTCTTTTTGTTTTTTTTATATGTTTCGATACCTCTTGCTTTCATCCATTCCATTATCGGTCTTATTGGTGGCATCTTCTTACCTGGCTTTCTACCATAGTTTACTACATACCAATACTCACTTGCAAATATACTAATTGAAGTTCCTTCTACTATACCAGTAATACTTTTTTCTAAATCACCAGTAGCAACTTTATCGTCAGAAATAATTCTGCTTTTTAATTGAGCTACAATAGTATCTTTATACTGTTCTAATATTTTGTTTAACCTTTCTGACATTAACAAAGAGATAATTCATTAGTAGGTACTTCTATGTTTATAGTAACTCCCCATCCAGCTAATTGATTCTCAAAGTTATCTTGGAATGGTTCTGCAGTTACACTTGATGTTATTTGAAAGTTATCTGAAAAAGCATCACCTCTTCTCATTTCTTGTTGCAAATCATTTACTACTTGCAGTTGAGTGTTTAATATATCTTGTAGGTTGTCATTACCAAACATCATATCTTCAGTTTGTTTTTCTTTTGTTACATCTACTATGTCTAAACATAATATTCTAATTGAAGCTGAAAGTATATGTTCACTAAAAGTTACATTACCAAAAGCAATATGAGATAAAGGAAATATAGTTGTTTTATTTAAATCAACTTCTGTCAAGTCACCGAAGGTGACAGTTTTTGTTATTCCGTTTGCTCTTAATATTTCTTTTAATTTATCTAATACTGTATAAACTTGTCTCATTTTATATTTTGTTTAATCATTTTGTTTTCTAATTCGTTTTTCTCTTTTTCAAACTCTAACCAAGTTAAGCATTGTGCGATGGGTAGTTTTGTAATTTTGCTAAATTTTGTGACATCGCCTTTAGCGATTGCGTATACTGACTGATACCAACCCCATTTTGCTCCAAATGAGTCTGAAAGTCCGAATCCTCCTTCAGTTGTTTCTCCAAAGAGACTATCAAATGTTTCGACAATTCGTTTCCTAAACTGTAAAAAAAAACCGTTGAACCGAGTGATGCTTGTATAGGAGAGTCTTTCATTACTTCTGCGTATTTATCACTTCCCTCGTAATCTTCTATTAAATAGAAATCATTCTTCTGATGTTTAGTTGGTCTGTATAAGATTGCCATAGCTTTGTGCATTTGTTGCCAATCGCCAATATACTTTTCTAAGTCTATAAACTCACCCATACTCATATCTTCTAGCTTAGGTATAAATCCAAACGTAACATTATTACCGTCTGGGTCTATCATATCAAATTTATTATGTAATTTATGTTCAACAGCAAACAGTTCGTTGACGTGTCTTATTACTGAAGTAAATTCAGTCATAGGTAACTTGTAAGCTTCTTTCATTGTTATACCACAAAAACATTCTAACATCTTAAGATTAGAGAACTCAACCTCTTCCTGTGTAGGTTCTTCTTTCTGTGTTAAGTGTTCTACTGATTTAATATATTTTTGATATTGACCCAGCGTTATATCTTGCAAAGATGAAGGGATGTTTAGTGTAATGGTTTGACTCATATTATTATAACCTTATATATTTATTATGTAGTAAAGATATGAAAATAAAACACTTTCCATAATATTAGTTATATTATCGAAGATTAAGACTTACATACTATGTTTAAATCTTCTCCAAAAATATATAGTTAGGCTTAGGATAATTATATCTTTTTTCGTAGTTTTGATTATTATTCAGTACTTACTGAATTTATTTTTCATATTAAAAGTTTTATGTTTAAGACCCTTTGATTTTATCTTAGGGTCTTTTTTTGTAAAGTGCTAGATTTTACTTAAGTGGAGAACCACACCCCACTATGTTTCATTTTACGTTCTTTTTTCCAAATCTGTCTCCAGATGTAAAATAAGAAGTCCTAAGACACTTAAAAGAGTTTCGTTAATCCGTACAATTTAAAACTGTTTTTAATGCCTTAAAACTTACTTACTTTGATTGTCAATCATTTACAATATAAATTAATTTTATAATTGACTAACTAAATATAAACTAAACTAATAATAATTTAAAGCTCGTCTAATAGCATATTAAACTGTTCTAAGTCTTCTATATTATAATCTTTTTTTAAGTCGTCTATGACGTTGTAAAGGTCAACAGGGACTATTTTATTATCTGTCATATTAATATCTGTTTATAAATGTGTATCTGATAAAGTGACAAGTCATAAGCATAACGCAATACGTTAAGATGTGTAAATGGTAACTGTTACCACCGTTTAAAATATCCTTAAAGAATAAGAATAAAAAAACGTTAGAGATTATTAATATTATCCAGCTGTTAACTTTTAATATTACTTTAATTAATTGTTTAATAAATGTATCCTTCATAATGTTTGTTTTTAGTTTGTTAATGTTTCAATTTCTATTTCGTCAAGTTCATAATCATAGATAGCTCTTTTAATTAGTTTGCCATCTAAGAAAAACCTGTATTCGTGTAAACCGTTGACAGTTTCTCTGTGTGTTGTTTCTGTCTTAAAGAACTTATAAGACCTTTGTTTGCTGGTGCCTATGTAACAATTTAGTTCACCGTGTTTATTTATTCCGTAGCTCTTATTACTTTTCTTATATGCACAAGAGTTAATAATGTTATAAATTGGGTATTGTCTAAAGCTCATTATTGAAAAGTTTATAAACGTTATTGTTTGTTATATCTTCACATAGTAGAGAGGTTAACCTGTCTAAATCTGACACGGTTAAATTGATAAAGAATTTATTTTTCTTTAATGACTCTTTAACCTGTTTTAAGCTAAAATGTAAGCCTTTTGGATTAGCTAAAAGTGAATCCATATATTCTGGTTTTAATCTTTGATATAATGTTTTATTTTGCATTTCTTTTGTTTTTAGTTTTATTAGACTTTTTTAATTTGTCTTGTAATTCTTTTATAAAGTCAGCGTTAGCCAATTTTATATTATTGATTAGTATTTTATTTTTCATATTGTATATAGTTTATTTTCGTTATATCTTAGTTTGTAATTTGTTTTTCCTGTAGCAACCTTTAAAGAATTGAATTTCTTTTCTGTTATTGTTGCTTGAAGGTTAAGCTTTTTTTGTAGCTTTTTGTCTTTTAATATATATCTTAGTTTCATATTGTTTTATTTATTTAGTTGTTTGTTATATTCAATGCAAATAGAAGTGATATATTTCCGTTTTTTACTAAAGCATATAAATATTTAAATTTATTTTCTTTATTAGCTTTTTTAAAGTTCTTTCTTGTTTTTATATCAAAAGCATATAAATAATTTTGTCCCATATTTAAATTTTTAGGGGCTATTATATTAATTGTATTTTTTTTCATATTGTTTATTTTAGTTTATATTATTTGAAAGCTAATCTATAGTAAAATAATTTAATAACACTATATTTCTAAACCTTTAACAAAAATTTAACATTTGACCACGTTAACCCTTGCTATGACTGGATTTTTTATTATCTCAGGGTTTTAATAGTAGTACACCATAACAGGTAGAAAGTGTCTTAAAACGCTTCCTAGAGCTTCTGGAGATGTTAACAAAACTTTAACATTATTTATTAGGATTTGTCATTTCTTTACTAGAATTTCGCAACTTTTCAACCCTAAAAAGACCATAATAAAATTTATATAACTACCAAATATTTTAACCACTTTAACAAAACTTTAACGTATTAAAAAAGCTATGCAAAATTATTTTGTAACTACCAAACTTTTAGCAGACTTTAACAAAACTTTAACATATACCAAAAAATTTGGGTACTGCGTTTAAGAATTTGGGTACTGCGTTTAAGAGTAACCAAACCTACTGCGTTTAAGAGTAATGAAAAAGGAAGACCAACTTCACTAGGATAATAATCCGTCATCGATATTAGCTGGTCAACCTATTGCGTTTAATGATTAGGATTATAGATTATGACAACTACAATCAAAAATAAAAACGCTGGTGCTAAGAATATTAATGCTTCCATCAGGATTGATTTACTACATTAATAAATTCCCAATTAACCTCATCTGCTAAATCAAGATATTCACTATTAGAAAAATGTCTGTCTTCACCTTGTAGAAATTCCCTATCTTTCTTATTGTAATCAACCTTGAATTGAACATACTCCATAAAGTCAATGGAGTCATATAATTCATTAGCGTACTTATTTACTATTTCTTTTCTTGTCATAGTTATTCTTTATTAAGTTTCTCTTCTTTTTGCCTAGAGCTAAATTGCTCTGTGTTTAACTGTAACATAGTCCCATTTGGACAGACAGGTGCTTCATAATCTAAACCATAAGTAACAACTGTATCGCCCTCATAAATAGGTACTGTTATCATTTCCTGACACAACATCAGAAAATATAATTTCTGGTGCTGGTCAGTACTATTATAGAAATCTATTACTTTACTAAATTTCTTTTTCATTACCATTCAATTAAAGTTAGTTGAGATGTGTCATACGAATCAGTAACAATCTTTGTGAATTGCCATTTCCAATTATCTACATTGTTAGCCTGTGTAGTGTATAAGTTTGACTTATTAAAGTTAATCTTATCAAGGATTTCTTGGTCATCTTCATTTAATAAACCATACTTAGATACAGCGTCTAAATACTTCTGTATAAAGTCAATATAAAGCCTTATGTCAACGTTTTTTTCTATATACATAGGAGTATATACCAGATTACTAGAATTACCGCTATACCTAGTTAAAACACCTTCATTATTATAGAACTTTTTATTTATAAATATTCTAAGCTTAACTTTGCTTTCAAGTCTCTTTAGAACCTGAACTCTAAAAACATTCTCTACTGCAATACTGTTAGTAGTGTAGAATCTTTTTAATATTCTCATTTCACCATACTTATAGCCATCGTTACTTTCGTTTACAAAATTTATGTTATCAATGACTTTATCATCTATTTCATTATATATCTTTAACCTAAAGTTAACCCTTTTTTGTCTTCTTAACTCATTTAGGTTATCACTTAAATCTGACGTATCAGGAAAGTTTGAAATATCAATATCATTATGTAAATCTAACATAGTTTTCATAAACAAGCTATAAACAGATAGCTGACGAGAATACATATCTAAGTCATTAATCTTTTTATCAAAATCAATAACTTTATTTTTATAATCATCACTATAATTACATTCTTTTATACGTGATAATGTAAAAGAGTAAATTTGATATTGATAATTAGCGTCTTCATCACCAACAGAAATATCTGTATGATATGATTGAAAACTTATATTATCTTGACCAGCTTTTATATCTCTATAAATATCATTTGATATTGCATTGATTAAACCGCAGCTATTATCATAAGTAGATTTATATCTGTTGTTAAAATACTCAATGTACTTAAGTTTATCCCAGGCAAACAATGTTAATGTAAAACTATTTTCGCTATTTCCTTTAAGGTAATAATTCTCAAAGTCCATATAAGAAATAAAACTTCCTGAATTAGATATTAATCTTTGATAATGTTCATTATCTTTAGATGGATTTAATTCTTTAATTTTATTATGCACCTCATCTATTGATAATATATTAGGTGTCTTCCAGAATTTAGAAAACCTGCTATCCCATACTAAAACTTCTGTTCCGTTAAGTGTGGCAAAGGATGTAGTTTGCATATCCAATATGTTATTTACATAAGATTCATAAAGCTTTTTTATATTTGCTTTTTGAACTTTAAGTGCAGAGGTTTTGACCTTGTCAATCTCTGTTTGTACGTTAGATATTTTAGTATCTAACTCTTCTATTATTGTGTTATAATTTTTCATATTATTTATTGAACTGCAAACATATTTAAAATAAATCAACATCCTTTATAAATTATGTTAATATTTTGTTAAAGTTTTTGTACCTTTGTTTTAATATGAAAAAAACAACCCTACTGCGTTTAAGAATTAACCTATTGCGTTTAATAAACACTAAAGCATTTATAGAGATTTACTTTATATTTTGTTTAGCTTTTCTATTTGTTCTAATGATATTTGGTTTGATATATCTTTTCACTTTTATATATATTGAAATTTTCCTACCTATACCTACTGCGTTTAACGATAACCCTACTGCGTTTAATGACTACCTTATCACATAAACGCCTTTACTTGCGTTGGCGAGGAAATATTGTGCAGAGTATCGAAGTGCGTCTAGCTGATGGTTCCATTTATCAACAGGTTTTTCGTTCCTCTCGTGCCAAACATAATTATTTAGCTCTTTTATTAGCTCAAGACTATCAGGGTCAATTATCAAATCATAATCCTGAACTAGAGCAATCCCTGACAGAATAGACCCTTTGCGTTTAATGGTCGGCTTTAGATTACAATACTCTTGTAGTTCTGATATAAGTCTTGGTTCTGCACTATCACATATAATAAGATTGTCTTCTGCATAACGCCTGTTAAGTTCCCCTATCTCTTTTGTAGATAGTCCAGGCTTAGCGTACATAGTCTTTATCCATATAGTTCTCCTATCTTTATCTATTGCTACTTTTATTAAAGTTGTAGGGTCCACAGAAAATCCGAAATCCTGACCAAATATATACTCAGCATTGTTATTGAATGGTCCTACTTTCCAATTACTAAATACAACACCTTCTGCTTTATCTAACCATCCACCAAGTATCTGATGATTGTATCTGTCTGGTCTTCTGCGTCTTATGTCTTCAAGTTGTAGTAGGAATGAATCAGATAAATTATCTATGTTGTCTTTAAATGTAGTGTGGATATAAGTAACAATATCTTTCATCCCATTATATCCTGCGTTTACTGCTTTACCTGCAAAGAATCTTTGATATAACCAATGCTCCTTAGTTGCTGGGTTCAATACCATTATGACCCTATTGGGTTTAGCTTTAGAACGAACTGATTGGTCTATCTTATCAAAGTCTTCTTCCTTAATTAATTCTTCTGCTTCATCTAATACCCAAGTAGTTATCCCACTAATCGACTTTAACGCTGCTGTTTGATTTCCTGCTGATGTACGGATACCTTTAAATAGTATTGAGCTTCCAGTACTTATGTTTAAGATTTCATCTTTAGTAATACGAAAGTGTTCCATAATACCATAGAGTTCTAACTTCTCAAGGAACTCTGGAATAATTGAGTTAGCAGCACTTATCATAGTGTAACGAGTAAATAGTATCTTGTGACCTTGTTCAAATGTAAGAAAAGCTAAGAAGGTAGTTATAGCAAATGACTTACCACTTCCTCTACCTCCTGTCATTACAAAGTATCTTGAGTCGTTACCTAATGAATTGTATTTATTATTGAGTACTGGCTTCTTCATCTGTGTCAAGCTCTATAGTATTATCTTCTTCTTGTGTACCAGTAAATAGATTCTTAATATTGATATTTACCTTCTGTTGTTTCTCTTCAGGCTTATCAAGCGGCTTACCATATTTATATTCAAAGAGCAATTTAAGATGAGGAAAAGATTGTTTAGCTTGTTCAGCTAATGATTCCCAAGCTTCTTCTTCGCTTCCAAATACTTTTGCCATTGCGTTAAGAGCGTAGATTCCGACTCGTTTTCGTTTGGCATCGTTAATAGCAGCAGAAGATGTGGGTCGTACAACAGGCACGTTTCTAACGCCTGGTTTTCGTCCATTGTTTCTTCTTCCATCATTCTCTTTGACATACTTATATTGTTTAGGTTTCCTTCCCATACTTGTTATATATATAACTGATTGCAGACCAAACTGCATCACTTATCTCTTTCTTGTTGTATATTTTTGTTCCGATTTTTTTAATGCTGTCCTTTTCCACCACAATTTTAAATTGATTACAAACAGGAGAGCAATCCCCAACAGGGTGCCTATAAATCCTATAACCGTTATCAATACACCATCGAGAATGTTTTTGATTGCATCCAATATTATACTCACCAAGCTTCCATTTTTTATTATATTCATCTATTTCTTTAGGAGACCTTTTCCTTCTCATACTCTGCTAATTTATCTTTTGTGATAAGATATAATTCTTTTATGTTTTCATACTTGTCTCTCCAAAAGTCAGCTTCATCAGGAAATTCATCGTTGTTCTTTATATTATCAAGAAGCTTTTTACATTCATAATATACATTCATCATATTATCACTATACATTTCGATAACCTCAAAGACTTTCATTCCGTGTATAACAGATGCGTGGTCCTTCTTAACAACTTGACCTATATCTTTAAAGGTGTGATGGGTAAATTCTTTTGCTAGTTTATAATAAATAGCTCTACCATAAACATAATTTCTTTGTCTTATTGGAGAGCCTATACCTATCTGAAGTTTCCTTGAAACCATTCCTTTAATTCCTTGTAGTGTAATTTTATTCATATTTATCTTTTAGTTTAATTATTTCTTTTTGTATTTCACTATACTCTTTATTCTCACTAAATTCTATAGCCTTTTTTATTCCAGCACAATACTCATAATTCTCTGACTCTTCGTATGTATAAATCTCTGATACTATTTCGTCTAAAGAGATTCCCATTAATACATCTATGAGAGTTAAATAATAAGCATATTCTATTCTGTATTTATAACTATCATAAAGTACCTCTTCTAACAAACTCATTAGGGTCTTTTGTTTTTCTGATGAAATACTCTTCATAAATGTTACAAACCTTTTTAAGTTTGCGACCAGCTTTCTCCATAGTTTCTTCGCTGCAATTATAAATACCTATCTCACCGCTTCCTTTCTCTATAACTAAAAAAGTAAAGTTTTGTACATTAAATAGTTTTGAATATATATAGCATTGCATATCATAGTGCCAAACATTCTTAGCAGTCCATAACCAATTATCTAGCTTAGATGTAGTCTTTAAATCTATAACGTGATTGTCTTTTAAATAATCCGCTTTCCCACGAAAGGGATAGCCAAAAAGCTCACCAATCACAGGAACTTCTGGACTACCACCTCGCAGTAATTCACTTGCTTCTAAATTCTTATTTAAGTATGTCATTAACTTACTTAAAGAGTTATATTCTTTTGTTAGTATAATTTCTTTATGAGGATTCTCTGCAGCTAAATCCTTAAACTTATTTGTTGTTCTAGTAGATGAATCTATAAAAAGATAACTGTCCTGTAGCTTTTGAGGTTCTAATGCCATAACGTGAAAAAGCCTACCGTCCCTTAAAGCAGCAACATTATTATTGTCCTCTGTTAATGACTTTGTATATTGTTTAGGTGAATCAAGAAGTTTCTTAGCAGATGATGAAGATAAAGCGGCAGTACTTAAATATCCATAATAAAATTTATCATCATACATTCTTGAAAGCAAATCTTCTTTCTTCCAAGTTGTCCCGTCTAGTAATGTTATTTGTTCATTCATAATTTCTCTAATAGTTTTTCTAAGTTAGCTAAAGCTCTCCAAGCTACTTTTGCATCGTGATATAATCCATCATCATCTAATGTTCCACAATCAATTAAATGTCTTGCTAACGCATCTAATTCATCTGTTGATTTATTTCTGTCCCAATGTAATGGTTCTCCTGGATGATGTTGTTCGTTACCAATATAACTAACCTTAGATACATATCTAATTGCTTTAGGAAAATATCTTATTACTCCTGAATAAACAGGTTGTTCTTTTCTTTCTTGATGTTTAGTCTTATTCAAAATTTACATTTATTACATTTCCAAAATTCTCCTAATTTGTTTAGTGTGTCAACTAAAGGTATAGGATTGTCTAACTGTTTCCACTTACCACCCATATCCCAAATGTAAGTTACTTCGCATTTATCTAAAGGTACATCTTTTTTGTCATCTTCAAAGTCGTGAGACACTTTAAGTATAGCTGCTTTCTTTCCAAGATTAGCACACCAAGCATTAGCCATTCTCTCTAATAGCAATCTTTGTCCTGTTGGTATAAGAGCATCTTTATACTTAACCTCCATTAATATAAGAAATTTATTATCAAACTCAAACACAGCATCAACATCTGATGGATGTATCTTTCCGTTTTGTACTCCAGTAAAATCTATAGCCTGTTTCACTCTATCACTATTTTTTATTAAACTACTCATATTTATCAAATAAAGTTTTTAGCTTCTGTAGTTTACCAGCAAAACAAGAACCGCAATTAGTCATCTTATCATTGTAATTAAATACTCTATTATATATAGCAAGTAATTCTCTTTGCTCTTGACCCGTAACTTGTGTCTTTTGTGCAGAGTAAAAGTCTGTCAGAAATGAATGTTCTTCTTGTGTTAGGCAGTTAGGTTTGTTATGAGGAAACATCTTGTTTAATGTTTCTTTTCTTTTATCACATCCACAGTCTTTTCCTAGTGCATCAAACACTCCGTCAACTACAGCTTTAATTCCTGTAGCTTTTGTAATCTTTTCTACAGTATCACCAAGTCCATCAGATTGCTTTTCATATTTAGCAACCCACTCTTTATAGCGTTTGGTTCTTTTGTCGTTTGGTTTAGGTGGTATTTTATTCATCTTTATTATTTTTAATTAAGTCAAAATCTCCGTTTAAGTAATCTTCAAAGTCCTCTCCAAACTTTGATTTGATTAAGTCTTTATAATTCTTACAGCTATTAAATATAGATGTAACACTAATGTTTGTTTCTTTAGCTAATTTACGCATACTAATATCAGTTTCATAATATATCTTAAACAACTTTCTGTCGTACCAATGCTCCCAGTTTTCTACTTCAGCTTTAATTTTGTTAATCATTCTCTCTTCTGCACTATGTTTAGTAAAATTATAATACTCATCTTCTGCATCTACAACTTCATAATTTACTTCATAATCATCAATTCTTATTATTTTATATTTGCCTTTAGCTTTTGAGTAATCACCCCATAGATTTTTTAATGTAACATAAACATAAAATTTATTTACTTCTGTTTCATTATACATTATTTTTTGTGGGTCACCAACATATTTATTTAACCTTAAATACATCTCGTGAATAAAGTCTTCAACTAAGTGTCTTGGTATTCCTATTGACATTCCCATAGCAATCCAAGTATTGTGACTTTTAGATAATAACTCAAGCATTGTTAAATATAAAAAAATTAATCCAGACTATACCTAAACTAATTCTAATAAGTTCTACTGTCCTATCGTATTCTTCTATCTCTATATCGTCAACATAATCAATTCCTATAACAAAACCTCTTATAAACTCTATCTGTATGTTCATATTAATATTCAAATTGTACTTTTATTTTGTCTTCTGGTCCAAAATATTTAACCATATTTTTAATCTCTACTATGTTTTGGTCTTGCTCATATACAAAACCTTCTAGTGCATCAAAGAAAGCTTTATTTAAATTGTCTTGTAGGTCAGGCTTTGTGACTTTAGGAACTCTTGGTAGTCTTCTTTTCTTTGCTAAACTTTTAGGATAAGCATAAGCATATTCTATATAGTTAACTACAATAGGTGTTCCTGCAGGTACTATGTTGAACCCATCAGGCAACTGCCTACCTACTAGGTCTCTGACATATTTCTGATAGTCTGTTACTTTTTTTGGTTTATACTTAATACCATTCCTTCCTATCTTAAATGATTGATGTGCTAATGGTCTAATGTTTAATTCAAAAGTTAATATCATATATTTAAAAATGGTTCTTTGTTAATGTTTGCTGGTATAGAATCTTGTACATAAGGCAATCCATCTGACATTATTTTAAATGCAAAATCATCAAAAGGATAACCACGAGACCTTCTACATTTAACGATTGCTAAATCTTTATCTTCAGCAGATAACTGAAGGCTTATTTGTGTTTCTGTTTTTTTCTCCATAAACGAACCTAAATGTCCAGTTGCTTTATCACTATTAAAATTAGAATGTATAACAGTAATGATGTGTATGTTTAAATCTTGTGTCCACTTCATTAGATATTGTATAAGTTTATTAGATTGAACTAAATCATTGCTATCTAATATTAAATCTGCAATACCATCTATAATTACAAGTCCAGGATTATCTACATTATATAAATGCCAATTAATAAATTCAAGTCTTTCAAATGCAGAGTATTCTCTTAAAGCATAAGTATAATAATCTTTAGAGCTATCTGCCATTCTTATCACTCTGTTAAATGTTCTTTGTGCGTGAAATCTACCTTGCTCTGTATCGTAATGAATAAGCTTTTTATTCTTACGCATACCTTTCATATCGTCAGTATATTTTTTATCGCAAGATAAATATGCACCAGCAAGTAAAGAAACTAAAAATGTCTTCTTGCTTTTAGGTGCAGCAGAAATAAAACTAAAATTACCATAGGTTCCTATCGGTAACGGTATAGGATTGTTTCCACCTGTGTTACCTTTTGAGATAGCGATTGGAGGATATTCAATCTTTTCTTGTGGGTCAACGTAACTTTGTTGGAGTATTTTTTTGAATTTTGTGTCATAGTCAATCTTTACTTGTTTCATTTTTAAGTTTATGTTTAATCAGTTCTCTTACTAAGGATTGCATACTCTTTGCAATATCTCCTGGCTTTCGCATATTATTCTTGTTTGCTACATCGTGAGCAAAAACATTAACATCAAGCCTTTCATAATAATATTTAGCATCTGTATCTAGTATGCTATCAATTTTATTTAACATCTGCCACTCTACAAATAAGGAACTTAAATTATCCAATTTGTCTTCGTTTTGCTCAAACACATAATAAACGAACCAAGCACACATTCTCTCTAATAATATAGTTTCTTTATTCATAATAAAAAAGGGAGCCGTAGCTCCCTTGATAAACATAAAATAACAATTAAAACGGTAAGTCGTCTTCAGTAGAGCTAGAAGAAACTGCTTCTCTTTCTACTTTTTCTGCTACGTTTATATTCCCGTCAGTCCAAAAGATTTTGCCATTGCCAATGTAATTCTTTGTAGCTTTAGCTTCTCTTTGTTCTTTTGTCTGCTCTTCATACATTTTAAGATTCTGACCATACTCATTAGTATCATCATTAATTGATAGTGTATAATTTTTATATACACCATCTTTTGTCTTAATACTTATTGTACCTAATGCACTCATATATATTAATTTGTGGCTATTAATGCCTGTTCAACTTCTTTAGATATTCTGTATTTTTTCATAATATCTTCTATTTTACCACCGTCTTTTACAAACTTAGCTGCTTTAATAAAAGCAACGCTTTCAGCTTTTAAAATAGGTTTCTCGCTACTTACGTTTTTATCGTGTGTATTTGTTGCATCAGAATCCTTAGTGTCATCTAATAGAAACAAATTACCCATAGCATACTTTTTAGCATAAGAAGATGCAGCACCTGTTCTTTGTGGATGTTGCATACCTTTTGCATTAAAGTCAATTATTGCTTGTGCAGATGATTCTATCTGCATATTCATCTCCTCACAATCTATCAACTTTGCAGTTGCTTCAATATAAGGATAATCTCCTACGACATTTAAATTGTCGTGCATCTTTAAAACACATTTGTATTTTTTTAGATGTGGCTTAAGTGCTTCAAGAATGTCTTCTGCACTTCTATACTTATAGTTACCAAATTTATTTAATTGATTCTTTGGTGCCTTAAGTTCCGTTGTAATTTTAAGTAATTTTTCTGTAATATTCATAATTAAAGTTTAAACAAATATATACAAATTTATTTAATATAACCAAATTGCTTGTTTTTTTTGGTCATCATTATCAACGTGAATAAAAGTTTTAGCTATACCAAACCTTTGAAAACCCACCATTGATAATGCTTCTATAATTTTTAATCTTTTGCCTGTGTGTGTGCAATGTATGTCTGCTGCTCTACCAATTAAATGTGAACTAGTAGTCAGTCCACCAACTTTTTTATTGTGAGCTGGTGTTCTATAACCTGAATTAATTTTGAATTGTACTCCTGCAATGTCTCTAGCTTCGTCTAAACACTCTAAAAACTCTCTGTCCATAAATCTATCTCCACTACCAGGATAATCAGGAGAATCAAATTCTTCTAGTTTAAAATATCTAAGTTCCATATTTAAATGTAATTAATTTTTTTTATATTCGCAAAACGTAGCTGTAAATCTACGCTAAAAATTACTAAACTTCAGTAGGAATATTGTTGGAACAGATACCTATTGAATTTACTTTTTCTATAGGGACTTTTTCTTTTCTTTCTTTTAGTATTTTCTTTCTTTTCTTTTAGTTATCTATAAAAGAATAGTTGTTATAATACTTACCATTAATATTATCCTTACTGAGTCTAATAGCTGTTTGTTTACCATTGTTAGGAAATATAAAAAAGCCTTCATATAGGTCAACATAGATGGCAAAATAGTCTACTTTATCTATAGGATAATGTCCGTGAAAGGTAACGTGAACAGTACTTCTGTTTTTTCTTGGTACTTTACCAGTTGATTTAACTTGTACTTTTAATAGCTGACCTTTATAGTCAACTATACAATCATAGGTAGAAGAGTGTAATAATGGAAAAGATACTTCAATACCTCTTTTCATACATTCGGAAGCAAAACTGTATTCAGCTAAACATCCTCTGTGATTAATATCCATCATCTTTTAATTCCTTGTCCTCTATATTTCTTTTTATAGCCTACTTGATTCTTACTAGCGTTCTTAGAATGAACACCAGGTCTCTTCTTCTTTTTAGGAGGAATATAAATTGCTACCTTAGCTTTTCTTGGCATTATTTACAAATACAAACTTCGCAGTTACACATAATTAATTTGTTTTATTATTAAATTTCTCAAAGGTACGCATACCACCCAGACCTAACATACCAATTAATACAGTCATAAGATGCTCCATCTGTAAAGCTGGAGGTACTTGTTCTGGTCCTATAAACCATATTAGTAAATCTCTTAGCACAAAGTTATAGGCTAATGCTACTCCACATACCCAACCAATAAAAGGTCTCCAACCAGCAACAAATATTGTTCTATGTTGAGCTTCTATTTTATTAATCTCTCCCTGCAGTTCTATAAGCTTTTGAGGGTCTATCTCCTTTCCTTTTAGAAGTTCTCTTATTTCGAGTCCTAGACCGCTTAAATCGTCTGTTTTACCTATACCTAAAATTCTTAGTAGTCCTTTCAACATACTATGTTTAATTATAGTCCGTTTTTAAATAGTAATTTCTTAATAATGTTATTCCAGTTTGTAACGAACCAACTGTTAAAGTTTCTAAATTGCTGTGCTAACCATTCAAATATTCTTACCATAATTTATTTTTTATTAAAATCATCTAAAAGTTGTATTGTCTTAATGACTGTATAAACCAACGTTGCTATAATTAAAAGTGCTTGTAGTGCTTCATTTATCTGTGTCATACTTACTATATAAACTCCTAATCCTATTATTGTTGGTTTAAATCCTTCCATCTTAATTCATTTTAATTGCCATATATATATAACTATCTCCATTCTCATTCCATCCTTGATAACTATTATTAAGAGTAAATCCTGTAGATGTAAATGTTAAATTAATACCTGAATCAGTAGATTCAGAATCTGATGATTGTGCCATTAAATATTTAGTTGTACCTCTTACAGAATCTTGTATATTCCAAGTTGTTCCTGAACGACCTGTGTTTTTGATTAACACAAAATCTGGTTGAAATCCTGTCGTGATACTATTAGAACTTCCATTTCCAGTATAACTTCCAATCTTGCTATATCCACTTACTGAATGAAAACAATAAGCTATAAAGTCATCTCCTGATTTATTTACTGAATTATCACTACCTATACCAAATACTGTTGTATTTCCTGCTTGTGCAGTTGTTGAATCATCTGTTTTTGCTGCTGTTCCTTCAAGAACCATTCTTGCATTATCACCAAGTTGTGGTAATTGTACTATCCATTTATCAGCACTATCCAAACCTTTAATAATAACTAAATCACATTTAGCAGTAAGACCGTGTCCGACAGTTCTTGCTGAATTACCATCTCCAACATATTTAACGATACTAAATCCATTTGCAGTATTTGTGTTTACTGTACTTGGTATTGTTCCATCAACATTAGATTGCCAAGTATTACCTGCTTTCCAAGCCCAAGCAATATAGTTTGAACCATTATTATTAGTGTCAGTAGCAGTTCCTAAAGTAACCCCATCTGTATCGTAAGATGTAATATTACTTGAATAAGTTGTTTCTGCTGCAGTAAGATTTGAGGAAATTTGGCTTCTTAATCCTCTTAAAGTATCTTGTAAATAATGGTTTCCAGTGCCACTTCTTTCTTTAATCCATATAAGGTCAGGTTTAAAACCAAATCCTGTAATAGATTGAGATTGATGATTACCTCCACTACTATTCCCAGTATATGTTACTGCTTTAAAGCTATTAGCAAGAGTTGTATTACTTGCTACATTTTTAGCCATTGCCCAGTATATGTATAAATTACCATTTACATTATTTCCCGCACTTACTCCACCTGATGTTATAGTAAACCCAGTAGAAGTCATTGTAAGGTTTGGAGCATTACTTGTATCATCACCATCAGTCCTGTTTGGCTCTAAATAACCACCACCAGTAATACCTCTTATTGTATCATATAATCTCCAGTTGTCAGCACCTACTGTACTTTTAATTAGCACAAAATCAGGTTTAAATCCTGTTGTAATTGCTTGTCCTGCACTTCCATTTCCTGTATAAGTTCCAAGTTTTTGATAACCAGACACTGAATGCCAACAATAAGATATATAATCACCTCCACTTACATTTGTACTTTCGCTTGTACCTGTGTTTTGATATATTACTGTAGCTGATGGTCTTGCATAATAAGGGTGATTTGCACTTGATGAACTATCTTGCTCTGAACTTGTTAAATTTAAATACAACCAATTAGGGTATGTAGAATGACTTAAACTTAAATCTTTATGATACACACTCCAGTTATTAGTAGAATCTAATCTTTTTGAAATTATCATTTCGGGAGCGGAATTTAACCCGTGTCCAATTGTTCCTTGAGCCCCCGTTCCTTCCCATTTTACTATGCTAAAACCATTACCAGTATTTGCATTAATTAAACTGTTTATTGAACCATCAGTATTAGATTCCCAGTTGTTACCTGCTTTAAAAGTGTATGCTGCATAATCCACATTACTTGCATTAGTTCTATTAAAACTACCTCCTGCATTTAAGCTAAAACCATCTGTGTCAAAAGAAGTAAATCTATCAGTACTTGTGCTTTGTACATCAGTACTATCAAAAAATAATTGTTTATTTACTCCTCTAATAGTATCACCAATTACCCATTTATTACTTTCGTTTCTTGATTTTAACCACACCAAATCAGGACTAAATCCAACACCATTAATACTTCTTGCTGTAGCATTTCCTCTATATAATTCTATATTAAAACTATCAGCTAATGTTGTATTGCTTGGTACATTTTTAGCTACTGCCCAGTATATGTATTCATATCCATTTTCATTTAACATTGCATCAGCTATACTTTGTTCAGGGAATGAAAATCCTGTATCAGATATCGTAAAA